CGGAGATAAGAAAAAGTTTCAACACGCACACACATTTCATAATGGAATACATTAAAGACATCATGAATGTCCAAGGCTCTATCGCTAGTTTCGGTGATGGGTTGGTTTACATTAGAAACACACTCAAGCTCAGCTTCGCTCGAGCGGAAAAAAAAAGAGGACGTCAAGTCTGACATACAACATGATAGGTCAAAAGCTATCATAGTGGAAGGCACCAAAAACCTCTCATTAGGAGACAAAGGTGTCATTGAACAAGTATATGGTGCCCGTTTCGAAGAGCGAAACCCTACAAAGACTCTGGCGAAGGGGACAATATACGGCGTACCGCAACGTGTTAGAACAGACTTCTCTCAACACTCTCACTATGGTATGAATCCACAATATTTGGATGAAGACGGTGTTCCCAACTATGTAGCTATTTCGAAGAGATTTCGGGAGTTAGCTGACAACGTAGAGCTTAAGGAGCAGCGACTAAACAGGTTTTTTAACTCTGTTGTTGTAAATGACTTTTATGATAATGCAACAGCTCTCATGTATGCGCTACTTGTTAAGTTGCATGTATATAGAATGCTAGAAAAACTCAACAAGTACGATTATGAGTTAGTGATGCGCCCTGAACAGGTCGAGACCATAATAGACGATGATTGGAATGTTATGTACACTAGGCTTATAGAGTTTTTTAAACACAACCATATGGGCTTCGGTATGTACAAAGCAGACCCTGAAACACGAAACCTATTAAATAGTATGCGCGCATGGTACGCTGCCTTACCTCCGCGATTTATACTAGACAACAATGGTCAGAATGTTGAACAAGCTGTCTGGCATGCGCATAGGTTTAAATATAATACTAAGGTTATACACATGTATGAGTATAATGATGGCCATAGTAGAAGTGGTCCCCATTTTGGGGAAGAGTTTGGTTTTATTGAGTGTCGCTTTAGGTATACTGATAGTCATAAAAAATATGAATTTGACCAAGGTGGTATCCTAGAATGCGATAAATTTGCGTTACCTGCAAACGAGCAAGCGATTGATAGATATGGTACTGTGTATGGTTATATTAACGGTAGTGGGTTACAAAAAAAGCAGGTTGCTATCTTGGGACAAGTACTCTGTGGCAACAAAAGAACTACCCCTTTACTAATAGATCAAGACATCGATTTCGGTATATCCGAGAAGACAATTAAATGTTTTTCGGATTTGCGGTTGGATAACAATGAAATGTTTACCGTGACGGAATCGGATATTGTGAACACTATATCTACATTAGTCACAACACATAAGTGGTACGAGGAGCTTGCTAGTGCTTATAGGAGTCTGAGGTATTGGTTGGTTCAGCCAGGGACAGAAACAGTAGAAGCTCACTGGTGGACTGGTATGGAACGCGTGTTGCATCTGCCAAAACTAGGTCTACGTCGAGCAGCACTGCCCATGTTGCTCGAAAAGGGTGGTGTAAACATATCTCGTGAAGCTCTAAAAATAAATAAATTGGCACTATCGAAATCCGATGCTCCTTATTTTGAGTCGCTCTTTGCTACCACGTGTTGGTATTGGGGTGAGTATTTAGCCATATTTAACGCTAAGAACATTAAACACATCATAAGGAAAATGGAATATAACACGGAAGACGCTTTGGAAGAAACGGTCAGGGCAGATGCTTTATACTCCGCAATATTAGGCAGGG